GGCTCCTGGTGCTGAATACTCCCCCGCCTACAAGAGACGCCAGTGGGATGGTAAAACAAAGTTCATTACCCGCACTGGTGTATTTCGTACTGGACTATTATCTAGGTTACTTGCTGATTTAAAGAAGATTTCTTGTGACCCTTCATTAATAGTGACTCCGATAGAGGGCGACAAGAAACCAGAAAACCCAGAAATAAATGGATTTTCTTTCTACGACTACCAAGAAGAACTTATTGCGGAGGGGCTAGCTGTTCAATGCTAAACAGCTACTAACCCAGACCTATGATTTTCTTACTGAAGCTTGCGGCTTTGATAATATTGGCCTATGTTATGGGGAAGGTTTTGTTCAGGGTGATATCATGCTATGTACTGTTCAGAGTATTGAACGAATACTTGACACACACCTCGAAGAAGCAGAAGTCCTCATGGTGGACGAGTGCCATGAGTTTTCTAATGGGAAGACGACACTAGCAGCCATCCAGAGCTTCCCTAAGGCCGTCTACCGCTTCGGATTCACCGCTACGCCTCCGAGTGACCCTATACGCCGTTACAACCTAGAAGGGGCCTTAGGAGAGGTTCTACAGGTAGTGGACACCGCCAGCCTTGTAGAGGATGGTAAACTAACTAAACCAATCATTCAGTTAATAAATAGAGACTACGACGCTAGTGGTCAGGATGAGGACATGAGTTACCTTGGAGTGTACGACGAGTATATTGTACACAACGAAAAGAGGAACGCCATAATTAAGGAGATTGTAAATGACATTAGAGAAAAACACGAAAACGCCCGTATCCTTGTTCTTACCAAATCACTTGATCACGGAAGAACCTTGGAAAACCTATTTGGAGAAGGATGCCAGTTTCTTGAAGGAGCCAACTCAATTGGAGAAAGGTATTCAAGTATATCTAGATTCCGAGACGCTAGAGGATCTAGCGTTCTCATTGGAACTAAGATATTACAAACCGGAGTTAACATTGAAGAAATCACCCACTTCATCAACGCAAGAGGAATGAAGTCGGAGATCGCCACACTACAGGCTCTAGGACGCGCTCTGAGGCGTCACCACACGAAGAACGTAGTTTATGTGTACGACTTCATGGATAAAGAAAAATACCTTAGAGAGCATTCTAGAGCCCGCAAGAGACACTACGAAAGAGAAGGCCACACGGTGAACGTATTATGAAAGCAAAAGAAACAATTGAGAAGCGGCTTGCCGCACTGTCCGAAGACGAAAGAAAAGAAATTGAATCTATAATTCAAGATCTTAAGGCTGTCCTACAAGGCAAGGAAATAAGTGAAGACGTTGTGAAAAAGCTCAACAACGTCTCCATGTCTGTAGGCAATATGAAAGATAACTTTATGTGGCGTCTATTGCGTGCCGCCAAACAAAATCATATGCTTTAATTAAGGGTGGTGAGACTTGATAGAGATTTTACAAGCATCAGGCCAAAATTGCCCAGCGTTACCTTCTGCAACCTGTAGAACTTGAACACGGTACTTATCTCCAGAGGAAACAGCAGTAGGATCAATATAACCCGAAATGCTAATTGATCCTCGATCTATGTTATTATTTCTAACAACATAGTCTGCCGCTGCTGCCTCGGTGGTATATCCAGAACCAGTATCTTTTTGTAGCTCCATCTCTAGCTTAATTCTATTTGGAATTATCCCCGTGTCTGTCCCAAGTTGAATATTAAATTCTAAGTAGTCTCCAGCCATAGCTGCCGGAATAGTAAATTCTCCAGCACTGAATGTAATATTTCCATTGTTTAGGGTCGGAGAAGCCCAATCCACAGTTTAGTTGAAAGTAATTTTGTAGGAGAGTTAGGTACGTCATTCGTTCTTCCTGGACCCAAGACAATAATCTTTCCGTTAGAGGGGTCGGATAATTCAACAATTCCAATATTCTGAACAAGGTCGGACGTAGCCGTGGGCCTAACATTTGTCAGACCTCCACTAGGTGCAACATATAATGTATCTCCGAAATCAAATGCGGAGGTGTTAAGTTTACTAGCTATACCGAACGCATCTACATAGCCCTCTATATTATTAGCTAAGTCTTCAGAAAGAATTCCTACCGCTGGCATGGAGGATGCTACAGAAGCAGAAGCAACACCGATTTCGATCTTATTTGATCCTCCAACATTTCCTTTAATGTATACGGGAGTGCCGCCTGATACACTGGTTCCTTGGGTGTTCTTACATGCAATATGAATAGCACCAAGCGTATTGCCATCAAGGTGAGCAGCGGCTCCTAGAGTGATGTCTGTATCGAAATCAATTTGGCAATCAGCGTCAGCACTTAGATCTGCATGTTGAAAGTGCATTCTGGTTCTCGAAGGCTGTCCTTCAGAAGGCGTAGATCCTTTTAGGAGAACAAATGCTCCACTCGTTCCATCATCCTCAAGCCTTACATCAGACTCACCAAAAGCACTAATCTCTAGTGGAACTGAGTTTCTTCCTAGTGCGACACGGCTCTTGTCACCAAATTCTAGAAGGGTTTTAGTTGCACCTGAACTTGTAAGTGCTCCTGAGAAGTCTAAAGTCTCTCCCCCTTTAATAAGTGCAGAGGGACCAAAGTTGTAAGTTACATCTCCAGACGGAGCAGTGAAAGTTAGTCCCTCCACTGGTTCGTCACCTATAAAAGCAACCTTTTCATAGTTGAACGTGGTTCCATTATAAACTAAGAATGTCCCCCCCTCAGGGCCATCCCCAGCATCTATCTCTGCGTATGCACCTTCCCCAATAAATAAAGCACTGGCTTCTTGTGTATCACTTCCTCCTCCAGTTCCCCAACTACCTGAGTTGTTGAGTACGGTATCTCTTGTGCTATTCCATTCAACCGCAGAAGTATTTACGTCATTATAAGTGCTTTCCCAATTACTCGATGTGGTGTTTACACTTGTATAAGTGCTATCCCAATTACCCGATGTGGTGTTTACACTTGTATAAGTGTTGTTCCAATTACCTGAAGTGCTTACAACTTCGTTTTTCGCTGCTTTTACCTGTTTATAATCATTGATGGTGTAAATAACGCCATCTGCATTACCCGGTTCCCCAGAAGCGATAACAAAAGCGCCGGGTTTTGAGTACAACGCTATACCAAGGCTTCCCCTTATATCCACCCTTGCACCGGATAACCCAGAAGCATTATTTATTTTGATTATACTATCTAAGGGGTCGGAGGGATCAGCAATAGAAAAAGCCATATTCATGGCAGACAATGATTCTGCAATTGAATACCCATCACCTCTATCACCTGACAGAGAAACCATTACCCCAGAGCCCGCATCAACAATACCTGTAACCATTTGTTGATTGGTATAAGCTGTTAATAACGAACTCGGACCTGTATCACCTATGCCTGTAACAGTGGTTCCAGCCTCCCGGCCTATTAGAATATCTTCGTATCCTACTAGACCCGCTAATTGACCTGATAGATAAGCAATAGAGTAATCGGGATTTGTCGGGGAAGGAGAGGTATTTTGAACTTTTAAAAATGCCGACTCTTCACTATTAGTCATTAAAAGCGCCCCCGAGCGCGGTCTAATTTGATTATTTTTAATTACAATAGTATTTCCGTTCGGATCATCTACGCCTGTCCCCCCATCTACAATATGGAGGTATTCTGATAATGTAGACAAAGCACTAGCAGTAAGAACGTCGGGACCTCCACACAGACCGGATATAGTGCCCGTTATAAACCCTAAAGCAGTAGAACCATCAACAACTACGTTAGAAACATCCTCAAGACCAGTGAGGGCTAACAAAGCATCTACAGTACCTTCTCCAGTGAGCCCAGAAACAGCATCTATTTGAGACTGAAAGCTACCAACGTCATTGCTAAGATCATTAATATCTCCAGTAAGATCTAGCAAAGCCTGTACAGTACCTTCTCCTGTGAGCCCTGAAACTGCATTTATTTGGTCCTGAAAGGTCCCAACATCAGAACTAAGGTCATTAACATCAGAACTAAGGTCACTAAAATCGTCAGGAAGTCCTGTCAGAATAGGGGCTACATCAACTAATCCACTTAATTGCTGTACAGAGCTAACAGCATCGTTTACAGCCGAAGGTAAGACACTAGATGATATGGTGTCTTCTTCGTTAGAAGCAATTAAACCCGTAGGTCTTCCTAACTCGTCTACGTCAACAAATATTAATGATGATAGCTCTGCCATAACGCTCCTCTGTCATTATGTAGTTATGATATCTGCACTGACAGAGTTTAGTCTGTCTCACTCAGCGGAAAAATCGTCGCCTAACTCTTTTACAAGATCTTCAACAACTTTGTCAATATCTGCAAGATCGTCAATAGCCTCTTTTTCCGTCTTAACTTCGGGCTGCTCGACGGGCTCTAAGGCTTCTTTGGCTTCTTCATCAGCTTCCTTAACCTCATCTTCTACAGCGTCAGTGGGCTTTTCCTCTGGCTCTGTGGCCTCAGCAACATCTTCTAAGTTTTCGTCACTTTCATATTCAGCATCTTTTTCGGAAAGCTGCTCCTGAATGTTGCTAACTAAATTTTTAATGTCAGATAGCTGTCCTGTAATACGCTTAAAATCAACCTTGGAGCCGGAAGCTTCCTCTAGTATCGAGTCATACCCAGCGGACACAAACATCTCAAGAAGGAAATCATTTACATCAATACACTCTACGCCATGCTTGCCCTTTAGGTTTTGAGCCATCTCAGAAAGAATACCCTTTAGTACGCTACCCTTAGGGGCTAAACGAGAAAGAGCTTCGAAAATAACCACTTGAGTATTAGCTAGGCTTTTGAATGACGCAGGATCCTGAAGGTTTTGGATACTGACACCGTACTTCTCGTTAATGTTGTTTATAAAAACTTCTTTAACATCCTTCTTGTATTCAAAAACTCTTGATGAGAACTCCTGAATATCTTTTTCTGTTACCCCTAACGCACCATCTACGGAAGCTAGGCAGTTGGAGAAAGTCTCAAAGAGGCTTTTCTTTGATGCAAGAGCAAGATAAGGAACCTCAACAAGAGCTTCGCTAAGAGCACCTACGGTCACCTCAGCGTCCTCGAATATCATGCTGGCAAGCTTCTTTATGGAAGGAGCACTAGCCCAAACCATCCCAAAATCTCTTTTGGACTCCATAATCTCTTTCTTGATAAGCTCTTGGCGGCAAATCATCTCATAGAGGGATTCAGATACCCCTCGCTTTAGGCTATAAACACCTTCTTCCTCAAGATCTTCTAAAGTGATGTTGGGGAAATCAAACGCTTTAGAAACTGCGTTGGAAAGATTAATGGCGTTCCTGATTTCTGGAACTTGAATAATCTTTTGGATATTCTCAGAGAGGAAAGAATTTAGTTGCGGGACGACCTCAAGTAAGTTTGAAAATTCTACGGAATCTACAATCCGCTCAGTTTCCGCAAGTTTGGAACACTGCTCTTGAAGTCTCTTCTGCACTCCCGAAAGCTTGAGTCTGTTTTCCCAAAGAGTAAGGATGTCGGTAAAGTTGTCATCAGCTTCTCCATACTCAGAGTAGTGAATGCTTTCGATAAAAGAGTGCATCTTTTCGTTAACAAATCCATCAAAAGCCTCCTCGTCTTCAAAGACAGAAGAATCTTGAACTCTAATATTTTTCAGAGATACGTCTTCGTTAATTATGAAACTTCCGGTGATTACCTTTCCACTCTCGGTAAGATAGGTAACCTGATCGTTGTTTCCATCCATGCTGAAAAGCATAACATTCTCTCGGATTGATCTGCCGATGCAGTCACCTAACTTTACAAGGTGGGTAATGGTCTTATCTCTCTCTTCAAATAATCTTGAAAACATTTTTTTATCTCCGTTTAAGTTATATAGACTAGCTTTATAGTAGCTCCTCAGCTTTTTGCTTTTGTTTTTCCACAATTCTGTGCATTACTTCTTTTGCTTCGTCATCCAAGGTGCGATTTAGCATAAATTCAACAGGTGTCTCAGTACCTTCATTCGCTGTAGGTGGAGTATTTTCAGCAGACTCCATACCTGGGCCTTGATCAGCCGCCATCTGTGCGCCTTGGGCATCCATAGCCATCTGCTCTTCTTGCTCCTTCTTCATTTCCTGAATAGTGCGCTCTGCTTCCTCATCAGTCATATCAAAGTATTCTTTGTATAGATTTTTTTTCGGAAGAAGCTGAAGTCCTTGTGCAGCCTGAATAACTCGAATCTTCTGCTCATCGAGATCAAGCTTTCTCTTAGCAGACATATCAGAAGGCTCAGGAAGCCTAATTCTAAGTTTCTTAATCAAGCTCGCAGGGAACCCTCGAAGCTGTAAATGTCTTTTAGCTAGGTTCTCTAACCCAGTCTCAATGTCTACCTGAACTCTCTGAATAGTTCTAGCAAACTTAACATCTAGCTGCGAAAGGTTGGCTTTTCTTTCTGGAGACTTGTCTTTTTCTACGAGGTAGTCTTTCGGAACCTTAAGAGCCGCAAGAAGCTTATCCCTGTAGTACCTAACATCCTCAATCTCTCCAAGGTTAGTAGCACCAGGAAGAGTCTCAATCTTTGTGCCCTTACCATTCTTAGTGGCGACGAAGAAGTCTTCATCTAGAGACATAGGGTTATACCTAGCGTTGACCGTAGAGTTATTTCCTTGGTAGAACTTCTCCTTCTTGAACTTCTGCTTGATACGCTCAATGAACATCTCAGCTTTGCTAGTAGGCAAGTTACCTGTGTCGATATAGAAGATACGGCGCTCAGGAGCGCGAGAGAGACGATAAATCATCATCGCGTCCTCCATCATCTTAAGAGACCGGAAGATTCTATGGCACAGAGCGGCAATGGACTTTCCGTAAGGGTAGAAGATTGGGTCTGACGTATGCATACGGAAGTGTACGATTTGGTGCTTATCCAATTCAATGTACTTAACAGGTCTTTCGTTTCCTGTGCCGTTGTACATGACATCCATTACGTCATCAGAAGGAATCTCCTGTAAGAACTTCTTTAAGTACCCGAACTCGTTCTCTACCCTGAGAAGGTAGTTAGGATTAAGAACTTTAAGCTTTTTTATACCTTCTTCCGGCTTCTCCACATTCAAGATCATCTCAATGAAGCAGTCACCGTACTTGACTGTATTTCTGGCGATATCCCAAAGAATTTTGTCTAGTTTAATATCAGAAAAGAAAGATTCAACTTCGTCTACTACCATAGAGTTATCTGAGTCCACATTCCATCGCTCACCTCGATTTCCCCTCTGAGTAGTATCATCGGCATAAATATCAAACGCCGCTCCTACCTCTGGGTATTCGTCCATCTCCTCGTATTCTCTGTAGCGCCTTTTCCTGTTTAGCTCGTTTTGAGGAACGATTGGGTTTCTTACAATACCGCCTATAGCGGGGCCTTCCCTGCCCGGAGTATCTTTGAGCACTCCGGTAGACTTAATAGTGTCGCCTGTAAGAGGAGTAGCTTGCCCTTGGTCTAATGCCTTCTGAACCGCTGGTTGCGCTTTAGTGGCGAAAAACTTAGCAAAGAACCTTCCAATAGGGCCAGTAGGCGTGTAGTAAGTTCCTGACCTTCCCGCAGAACCACCAAAGTTCGTATACCCGCTTTCGTTTACAGGCTCCTCATTATTTTCTTCTATTTTATCAGCCATCTGTAGTCTTCCTTGCTCATAGCTCCATGAGCGGTCTTGATATTAGCGATGTAGGAATTTGTTATCGGCAGAGGCGCATCTCCAGGCAACGGCCTCGTACCCATGAGTTCCATAGGCGTAGTATCCAACAAGTTTTTGTAAGCATGGACAGAGAGGGCAAGACTCATAACAAGATCATCATGATACCCCTTTTCTGCTTGAACTTTACCATTCTCACCAAGGATAAAGGTAAAAAGCTCGTCGCAGGTCCGAGTAGAGTTGATTTTGATTAGATCAGTTCTGATTGCCTCTTCCAACTCTGCCAAGATACTCTCTCTATTTTTTGCTGTGATTTGAAACCCTATCTCTCCCTTGTCGTCGGCCCATAAGTTCTCATACTCATAGACGTTGTAGAGCCAGTCAATCAAGTTGTTTCCAATCGTGTTTCGCTCACAAATAATGTGGGCTGTATTATATAGCATACCTTCGTTAGCTAATATTTGAGCAAAATCATTTATCGCTGTCCTATTAGAGTAGAACTCGGCAACCTGCTGACCATTATACATGTTTATTATGTGAAATGCTGAATAATCTCGATCCCTACCCAGAGAAGTATCACAGGCAATCAGGTAACTGTAGTGCGGCTGAGGATCTTGCCACACGCGCATACGGTTGTTATACTTTGTAAAGTATTCCTCGCTAGTCTGTTGAGCTACCTCTTTTAGGATTTCTCCTTCAATGTAGGTGTCTCCAGTACCTAAGAAGCTACATTCGTACTCTTGGAGCCACTGTTTCGTGGGCATGTTGGCCTTTGTGGTTTCCTCCCACTTGTGGATATCCAACTCAGCCTCAGCCATCTTTTCGTATAAGTGCTCAAACCCTGGGGTGAAGTTATACTCTGGGTGTTCTTGCCATCGAATATCTATGGGGTGGAAGGAGTTTTCCCCATCCAAGGCTTTTTGATAAACTTCATGATACCAGTTACCGATACCGTTGACAGTAGAAAGCACGAAAGCACGACCACCTGTAGAAATGATCGGATAAACAGCAGCCCAAATAGAATCAATATTTTCAATGAATGCAGCCTCATCAATAATTAGTAGGGATCCAGCAAGTGATCGACCAGACTGTTTACCAGAAGGTCTAGATTTAATTACAGAGTTTGTTTGAAGCTTTAGCGTGTGTTTGTTATCCTCTATGATTCCAGGCTTCAGAAAGTCTGGAAGCTCGTCATACATGAGTTTAATCCTGTCTAGTACCTCGGTAGACTCAGCATCGCCCTTAGAAAGGATGACTACCGACTTATGCTTCTGGAATATGATAGTCCACAAAGACCAACCTGCTGCAATAGTGGTGCATCCAGCCTGACGAAACTTACGCAAGATGTTGAATCTATACTCTTTTAGATCACCCAGAATCCTTTCTTGAAAGGGATACAATTTGAAGGGGACTAGACCTCGAACTGGGTGAGTTACTTTGATGTAGTTTGATATAAAATATACCGGGTCGTCGGCACACTTTTTAAATTCTCGTAATAATCTTTCGTTTTCCATGAAAAATCCTTTTATATAGTATATTATAGTATATGAACACTTACGCTGTAATATGTACTAGAACAAAGGAAGATATTTCTCCGGTTACACATAAACTACTGAAGTATTTTTCTAATTTAGAAATATCTTCCTTTGTTATGTGTAAACAAGAGTCTATCTTTCGGGCTTATGACTTAGCGTTTAAAAAGATAGATCCTGAACCAGACGATCTAGTTATCTTCTGTCACGACGATATAGAAATAAGCGATGCCCCAGAAGATTTTATAAATAAGTTAATTGAAGAAACCGAAAGTGACGATGTAGGTTTTGTAGGTGTAGCAGGGACCAGCATTCTAGAAAAAGATGGTGTATGGTGGAATAAGGATAATTGGAGGGCTGGAAAACATAGAGGTCGTGCTTACCACATACACCCAAACAAAAAAACTCCTGTAGAGACGCTTTACGGCTTTCCAGGACAGGTAGTTGTTCTTGATGGCTTATTTTTAGCTGCTAGAGCAAAAACAGTAACCCGAGTTGGTTTAGAGAAGCCAAAATACTTCGAAGGTGATTGGGATTTCTACGATATTCACTACACATCCAGAGCTTTTCAGCTAGGGTTTACAAATAAGGCCATAGATATAAAAATTGTTCATCACTCTTTAGGCGAAGTAGTCGGCAGAGACTCTTGGCACAAAAATAGAGAGGCATTTATCTCAAATACTGAGTTGCCTCTCCAAATAAAAGAGTAACAGCGGCAAAAATCAGTCCTCAGACTGCTTCTTAGCTACTTTTTTTGTTTTCCTTTTTGGTTTTTCTAGCTTTTTCTCCTCAGAAGCCTCTTCTACAACCTCTGCAACAGGCTCTAAGGCTTTAGGGGCCTCAACTGGAGTCTCTTCTTTAGAACGAGGGCCGTACTTGGCTTCTAATTTAGCGTATCTAGGTGATCCTGGGGCAATCTTCCCAGCTAGGTATCTTCTTTTAAGCATTTTAATTTATCCTATCGTTACGATTTTGGTGTTTGAAGTTCTTTCCGAACTTTCTCTTATTATCTAGTATGGTAAGGTAGGTAAGTTTCTTTCTAAAGTCTTCTTGCTTCTCAAAAAACTTACCGTCCTTGTTTCTGTATTGTTTTCTACTGAGGGTTTTACGCCTCAAGAGTAACTCTCCAAAAAGATCAAAGAGGTCTCCTTGAAATCACCGTACCAGTCCGAGCGTCAATCTTAAGCTCTTCATCAGGGCAGTGCATGGAGAAGGTGCCAGCACCATTGACCTTGCCAGAGACACCTGGGGCGTACACATTACGCAAGGTAATCATCTTGGAAAGAATCGTGGGGTCGTCCACATAGGAGTCTACTTTCAGTCCCGGATGACCTCGGCTGTTGTTCCTCATAAGGAACACGCAGTCTTCGATTACAAGGTCCTCGAAGGACCGCAGCGAAAGAATAGACCTATCGGGCGTCGTGTAATCGTAGAGGTTATTCTTAAGCTCGATTAGCTTTGTCTGACAACCTCCACTCCAATTGCTTCCGTCATCCCAAGAACCAGCAGTAACAACCATCGCACCCGTCGAGTGATAGTCACCGAAGTAGTCGTTGTTGGGTTGGTCCCAGTTAGCTACGAACGAAGAGTTGCTTACTTTGAAGGTGCCGGGGTGATCTACGTTTCCGCAGGTGAAGTACGTCAGGGAGAAAGAACCTCGCCCCGCAAACCTACCACAATCCACCATGTGGCAGTCGTCTACGATATAGACCGGATCCGCCGTGTACGAGTGGTTGTTCGCGTAGGAGCTACCCTTAGCGACCGGACGGTGGGCGTACTGTAGACCTTGAGACCCCACCTTCACGAAGGTAGACCTCCGCACTGTAGAGCCTTCCTGCGGGGAAATGTAAAGGCCATGCTCCTTCATAAAAGAGAAGTCGCAGTCATCTACAAGGCGCTCAGGAACGTAATGCTCCCTAGCCCCCCAGAGGTTCTTGGTAGCCCAAACATCCTCGATAGCACTACGGCACTCAATGTTCTTCCAGATGTACTTCCCTGGCCGAGGAGCGGTGTCAACGTGCATGTTACTGTGCCACTGCCCAGTTACGACCGACTCCATGTTCTCCATGACGAGATCACCTTGAGTCCACTGGCCTCGCCTAATGTCACCAGGAGAATCCGAGACTCTTCCAGTTCGGCTTGCAAGTATATCGGGATATCTCCACAACTTGTTTTCCGCCGCCGTTTTTTCGGCCCTATCTATAGCTTTGAACTCACCCGGACCCGGAGGAGGCACAGGAGGATCAATCTGAATCTCATACGAAAGCTCTTCACTCCAAGGAGATGCATGAGGCGTACCATCAGCCTTGTAGCCATAACCACGAATCCGATAAATCCAAACAGACTCAAGATCAACTGCACTTTCTGGGATAACATCAGACCAGCCATCAATAGCGTCTTTGGTTAAACTTCTCCAACCACTTATCGAAGGATCATTCGCTCTTCTCTGAACTTGTATCCCAGGTGTCTCACGGGGGAGCGGCATACTCCAACTGAGGGCTACCGTCCGATCTCTACCTTGGACTCTGAAGTCCGCTGGAAGAACAGGTCGCGGCACAATTGGCTCAGGCCCCGGATCTATAGACTCGTCGTATGCGTCAAAGATTTCTGTTACCTTCTCGGAGTAGGCATCGAACTCGCTCTTAAGAGCATCCACATATTCATTTCTTTCAGTCATTTTGATTTCTCCTTAGGTCTAACTCTCTGAGCTAGTTTACCCGCAATGTGAGCCACTCTACCTCTTACAGCCGCTCGCCCTTCCTTACCACTAGCCTCGTCAGACTCACCCCTCTTGTACTGTTTACTAGAAAATTTATCTAACTTGTCAGCAGCCTTGGTACGAATCTTACCAAGTATAGCTTCAGCTAAGAGATCTCCAAGCTGTTGATAACTTGTGTGGGATTGTATGGAGCCCATTTTTTTCGCAGCACGCTTAAGACGACCTTGCTTTACTTTCAAAGCCCGTTGCTGCCTTGTTAATGCTGATGTCTGGTCTTTTGAACCCGGCTTCGCTGTTCTGAAGTTTCCTCTAGCGGTTTTGAGCTTCTTATCAGCGGCTATCGCCCTGTCCGTCTCGCCTTTATAGTTTAGTTTTTTACGCTCAATGGCTTCAATCAAAGCTAGTCCGAGTAACTTGTAACCTTCCTTGACACAAGAACCTTTACTGTATGGGACCGATCCTGGCTTGGGTTTGTAGCCAGTCCAGCAACGCCCCTTCTTCTTCTTAGCTTCTTCTAACTTTTCTAAATATATCATACATAACTCCAAGTTCTACTCTTATGTAGCTTAGGAGTCCCTTAAGTTATATTGGATTTTCTAAATATATCATACATAACTCCAAGTTCTACTCTTATGTAGCTTAGGAGTCCCTTAAGTTATATTGGAATTTTTTTATATTTTTTTGAGGACTTAAAGTAATAGAGTCTCTGCATATAGGTGGCTTTGGGCGTTACTAGGAGTCCCATCAACGTCAAATCCTCCGGTGACCTAAGTGCATAGGGGGCAGGGGGTTAGGGAGGCAGAAATGTGCAGAGAAACTAGTGCATGGGGTTGCATATGCTGGGGAGTGTGTTATAATAGGGGCATGAACAGCAAGACGATCACCATCGCCATCCTCTTCCTCATTGTTGGCCTTGTCTACCTTGCCGATGCCAAGGGATGGACCGAGGAGACGATCAAGCCGAGCGACAAGCCGAAAGCTCTGAAATCTCAAGGTATTCTCCTTGGTGCCCTTGCCATCCTTGGCATCTTCTGATCCAGAGCCCCCTAGCACATCGCAAAGGGGCCGGGGCCGAAGGCCCTAAGTCCATATGCCACAAGCACTTACACACGCAAAAAACCACCTCAGAACGGACAGAGAACTAAAGAAGAGCCCCACGGCTGGTCGATAATAGAGTAACTAAAGAAGAGCCCCACGGCTGGTCGATAATAGAGTACAATGGCACACATGAACAAAGCAGTTTACACGGTCGTCAACGGCGAGGACAACTACGGCATCAGCAGCTTCAAGCTGTTCGACAGCGAGGCGAAGGCGATGGCTCACGCTAAGGTCCTCATGGACCGATACTACTCTTCGGACCACTTCAAGTGGGAGGCAGAGCCCATCCAGGCTGTCGCCAACTGGCGCTGTGGTTGCGACTACATTACGATCTTCCTCAAGGAGGTCAACTGATGGGCTGGCTAGTCAAACCTCACTTCCTTTGCGAGTGCTGCGATCAACCGAAGGACTGGAGTGAGCGCAGTGACGGATACCTGTTCGTGGACATCTGCGACGATTGCGAGACCGATTTCGATACAGCCGAGAAAGCACTTACGCCCAACGGAGGCACCTACTCATGAAGAAGCCCAAGCTCCAGAACACCAACGTCTATACCCGTTCCGAGAATCCCCTCACTACGGTCGTCATGATCCTGCTCATCTTCGGGGGAGTGCTGATCGCCTCTCCCTGGCTCTGATTTAGAGGTTAGCTCTTGCCCTTCGGGGCAGGAGCGCCGGGGC